ATAGAATCATACAAACAGCTTGCTTCTTCAAATATGTTTTCAGTTGATCCAGTTGTCCAGAGAATTCGCTCTATCAATAAACTGGATCGTTTAATGGAAAACAAATTACACTATGTTTTAAAGGATGAAAGTATAGTTGCAATTAATGAGGCGACTCAAGAACGACTAAATAAGTTATTACAAAATCAAAAAGATATCGTTGAGTATATGCGTGAAAGCAAAACGAATTTCGTTAGGATCATAAAAGAACTCGGAGAATAAAATGGCTGTCTTATTTACTACAGTTAAAAACACAAATCAAGAAGTGATTGTTCACTTCGATACAGTGGCAGCAGAGTCTGGCACACTTACTATCGCTAACTTGGGCGCATCTACTCAAGCAAGAAACTCAGACAATCCAACAGTAAACATCGTTAAGTTTATTTCTACTGGTGAGTTGGGCGCTGGTTTACGAATTGTTCGTAATGGCAAAAATATTATTGCTTGCGCTCCAGAAAATGCTCCAGTTTTAGATTTAAATTCTAATGGTATTAGCGACAATACAAATAACACATATGATATCGTTGTTACTAACGATGCTGCTAAAGCAGTAACTGGGTATTTGGTTCTTCGTAAAGTCGCTGGTTGGGATACTAAAGTTGAAAACGCTACTTATGGCGCTTACGACGATCCTACTATTGTTGGCGCATCAACTACTATGGACGGAAGCCCAGCTTCTGCAGGAGCTCACTCATGAAACTAATTAGAGAAGTTGTTGAACAAACAAATGTAATCGTCGAAGAAAAAGTCGGCGGTAAAAAAATTATTTTATTGAAGGTATTTTTCTTCAATCTGAATTAGTTAATCGTAACGGACGCATGTACAAAGAAGGTACCATGGACAAAGAAGTCGGTCGTTACATGAAAGAATATGTAGAGAAAAACCGTGCTTATGGCGAACTTGGTCATCCAGATACACCATCTATTAACTTAGATCGCGTATCTCACTTGATCGTTGATCTCCGCAAAGAAGGTAAAAACTATGTAGGAAAAGCCAAAATTTTGGAAACCCCAATGGGTATGATCGCTCGTGGTCTACTTGATGGTGGTGCTAATCTTGGCGTGTCTAGCAGAGCAATGGGTTCACTTAAGACTAATAACGAAGGTGTTCAGATTGTTCAAGATGACTTTATGTTGTCTACAGCTGCGGATATCGTAGCTGACCCATCCGCTCCAGATGCTTTCGTAAGAGGTATTATGGAGGGTAAAGAGTGGGTATTCGTTGATGGAAAGTTTGTGGAACAAAATATTGAGGGAGTTAGATCTTACATTAAGAAGACTTCTTCTAAGCAGTTAGAGGAAGCGAAGATTCTTGCTTTCCAACATTTTCTGAGTAAAATCAGATAAATAATAAATAATATTACAGGACTATCCAGTTTAGGAGATAACGATGTCAATCGAACAAAAAATCGCAGAAATGTTAGCTGAATCTAAAGCGAAAGCTGGATCAGTTAATGAAGAAGTAAAAGAGATGGGTGCTCAGTCTGGTCCAAGCGACAAAGTGACTGCTAACCAATCTGCTCAAGAGCCAAGCAATATCGCTGGTTACTCTGATGGTGTAACTACTGTTGATGGCGACGAAGAAAGTAATGCTAAGAATGCAGTTAAAGATCAAGCTGCAGCTACTAATGGCACTACTAAGAAACCAAATCAAGCAACTGCTAAAGCGACTGCTCCAGAAGCAAGTCACTTAACAGGTGTTAAAGAAGATGTTGATGCTTTGTTAAACGGAGAAGAACTCTCAGAGGAATTCCGTGAAAAAGCAACTACAATTTTTGAAGCTGCTGTTCTCAGCCGTGTTGCTGCAGAAAAAGCTGTTTTAGAAGAAGCATATGAATCAAAACTTCAAGAAGAAGTTGAGACGATTAAAGAGGGTCTTGTTGAAAAAGTTGATGGATATCTCGGCTATATTGTCGAGCAGTGGGTGCAAGAGAATGAGTTAGCCCTTGAATCTGGTATGAAGTCTGAAATCATGGAGTCTTTCATTGAAGGTATGAAAGGTTTGTTCGCAGAGCACTATATCGAAGTTCCAGAAGAGCGTTTCGATATCCTTGGTGATATGCAAGAACAACTTGAATCCTTGGAAGCAAAACTCAATGAGCAAGTAGAAAAGAATGTTGAACTAAGCAAAGAAATCAACGAAGCGAAGCGTATTGCTTCTATCGAAGAATCTGCTGCTGGTTTGACTGATACTGACGCAGAGAAATTTAAAGCATTAGCTGAAGAAATCTCTTACGAGTCAGCTGAGTCTTTCACTACTAAGTTACAGACAATTCGTGAGAATTATTTTGCGGGTAAGAAAACAATTTCTGAAGTAACTTCAGTTGTTAGCGATACCCCTGTTGAAACTCTAACCGAAGCTGCACCGATCGATCCATCTGTAAAAAGATATCTTTCTGCACTCGACAAACTTAAATAAAAGGAAATAAACATGTCTAATTTAGACCGCTCAGCCCTTCTTAAGAAATGGGCACCGATCCTTGAACATGACGCTGTTGCGCCAATCAAAGATCACTATCGTAAAGAAGTGACTGCTGTTCTTTTGGAAAACCAAGAACGCGAGTCAATGAAATCTCAAGAAGCATTGTTTGAAACTCACGCTAACGCAACTGGTGGTAACATCGGTACTGTTGGTGGTGGTTCTTTCGGTCCAGGTAATGGCGTTACTGGTTTCGATCCAGTATTGATCAGCTTGGTTCGCCGTGCTGCTCCACAAATGATCGCTTATGACATTTGCGGTGTTCAACCAATGACTCAACCAACTGGCTTGATCTTCGCTATGAAGTCACGCTACTCTGCACAAGATGGCGATGAAGCATTGTTCAACGAAGCAGATACTGACTTCGCTGGTGCATCTTCTCCTGCTCACGCTGGTGCTAACCCTGCCGATGGTAACACTTATACTACTGGTCAAGGTCAATCTACTTCTACTGCTGAAGCTGGTTCGCGCTTTAACGAAATGGCATTCTCAATCGAAAAACAGCCGTTACTGCTAAAACTCGTCAATTAAAAGCAGAGTACACTGTTGAACTTGCTCAAGACTTGAAATCAGTTCATGGTCTTGACGCTGAAGGCGAATTAAGCAACATTCTTTCAACAGAAATCCTTGCTGAAATCAACCGTGAAGTTATCAGAACTGTGTATTACACAGCTAAACCTGGTGCTCAAGTTGGTACAGCAGTTGCTGGTACATTTGACTTAGACGTTGACTCTAACGGTCGTTGGTCTGTAGAGAAATTTAAAGGTCTCTTATTCCAAATCGAACGTGAAGCTAACGCGATTGCTCAACA